ACATCTTCAATTACGTCTGTCTTTTCAACTTGTGTTTTTGATTTTGTCATAGGTTGTACCTCCTTGTTAATCTTAGAAGTATTAATGCCTTTAGCACTATCAACTAAGAATTTTATCATGTCTATCTTTTCGTTATCTGTTTTTTCAACGAAACCTATATTTGCCATTTGCTCGCCAGTAGTTGGACTTAACTCTGACTCATTTTCTGAAACCATTACAATGCCTGATTCCTTATCATAAAAAACATTTTCTAAAACTGTTTCGTCGCCCTTAACAATGTCTACTCCGTCAACCTTCTCAACAGATACAATGTTTGCAAACTGATTTGCTGGGGAATCTACAAGACTCAACTCAATCAAATCGTATTGCTTAATAATTCTAATTGCTTTGTCTGACTTCTCGTCAAACCCATCATCCCACTTGTTCATACGTCCACCAATAGAAAAACCAGTTAATGTTCCATCTAGAACTTTTTCCCAAGTATCTTGTGCACCCTTTGAAACATATGCTGATACGAATACTCCGTTATAAAACTTCTTTGAGTCTGGATCAAAATACTTATCTGCTTTGAATGAAACCATCTTGCCTACTGCTAGTGGCTGATGCATTTCTCTGATGTTCCCTCGGAATTTTGCAAATGCATCCATTGATGCTTCTGCTGTTACGATATCATCTTGCTTATCGACATTGTCTAAAGATGCAAATCCAGAAACGATTCGACGCTCCTTGTCCACCTTAGTAAGTGGCATGGAAAGACGTAAATTTTCCCCATCTGAATTCCAACGGGCTTTAGATATATTGCTCACCATTATATTATACCCTCCATTTTATATAAGTCTCACATTTTGGACAAATTGGACATTAAGGAGTTTTTCTTCCTTCACCCTTTGGGCTTCGTCCAGCGACAGTCGATGAACTGTCAGAGTTGTTGTTTGTTCTTTCAGCGTCTCTTGCTCTTGTTGTGGTTGCCTCTGCTGCTGCTTCTGGCTTAAGGTCTAGGACCTCATCACCACCATCTCTTTGTGGCATATCCAAAACAACTCTTGCCTCGTTAGGAGTCATGATCTGATTCTTAACATAACGCTCAAGGATTTGAGACTGTGCAATTTCATCTGTCAATGTCAACTCGTTAAATACAAACTCAATGATATCTGTCTTTTCACGAATAATCTTATTGATCATTTTCTCAAGTTGTCTTTGTGCTGGTCTTGCAACCTGCTCTTTGAAGGTACGATCCTGTGCAAGTGCTGCTGCAATAGATCCAGAATCGCCACCTCCAAGTTTAGACAATGGCACTTGATGTGCTACTAGAATGTCATCACGGTTTTGTTTACGATACTCTTTAAATGAGCCGTCTTGTATTCCGTCTTCGATGGGATCCATCTTAAATTCAACTTTGTTATTTTCGCTATCACCTGGAAGTGGAATATATAGCGTTCTGTGTGACTGCCCTCTGAGACTTGTCTGTAAGAATCTAAACATCTTATCTTCTGCATCTCCAGAAAGTTTTGCACCCTTTAATGTTACAACGTATCTTGGAACTGCCTTGTTTGCAAAGTAGTCGATGTTATATTGTGACGCAAGTGAGTCTCCATGTAATGAGTTGATAGCCGACATAATGTCTGGCACTCCGTAGAATGTGTTCAGAGGTGAGTACTGCTTAAAGTGAATAATCTCGTTTGGTCTAGCATCTGTTGTTAGTGGGTTTGGATTCTTTGCTCCGAAGTTGCGGAAGTAGACAATCTTATTTCCAATAATCTGAACATAGCCGTCTTTGATTCTTCTTACTCGCATTGTTGTCGCTGGTATATGTCCAACGTATCCAATTTCTCCACGAGTGGTTCTGCCAATTTCAAGGTAACCATTTCCAGTTGACTGTAAGTCTGTATAAACCTTTTCCATGGTTGCCGTAAATGAGTCATCATCATTGAGTGACTCTAGCCAATCTCTTGCCTCGATCTTTGTTCTTTCAATTCTTTTTCTTGCCTTCTGTGTTGCACTGTTATCTTCTGAAGACTCAAGTCTCATCATTGTTCTCTGAGAAACCTTAAACTCATATCCTAGACCTACAATGTTTTCTACCTTAGCGTCAATTGCTGCGTGGTTTGCAAATGAAGTGTCGTAGTAGTTTGCTAATTCATAAAGGTTCCATGGTGGAGTAATTACATCAAACATTCCATAACCGTTTACATATACTAGCCCTGGGTTAATTTCTTTTGATTGCGCTCCATCAATACCGCTTTTTCCAGCAAGTGCTGCAGTTGTATATTGAGTCGTTGGCTCAACCATCTTTGTTGAAGATCTGCTTATACGTCTTTTAAAATTTGCTTCTAGTCCATCAAGAGATTTTAATGCATCCCAATTTCCGTTAAATGGATCTGACTTTGAAAAACTGTCGTCTTTTTTTACTACATCATCAATTCTTGCACCGATCTCGTACTGGTTATCTTCCATGATTAATCCTCATCTCCATATTTAGCGATAGTATCTTTTGCTGCTTGAACAGCACCAAGGTCATTTAATGAAGGAATTAGTCCAGCATTTAGTCGATCAACTTGTTCTGAATACTCTTCTTCGCTTACTCTTGTTAGCCCTGGAATAAATACACAGGTGCCGTCTCCTGGATCGCCATAATGCATTGCAGTCTTTTTTAGTTCTGCCATTCTAGAAATGTCGTTTTTATCTGAAGGAATATTAAGGACAGAGCCATTGCCATCTGTAAACCACTTGCCATTTGCCTTCTTGTACACGTAAAGACCCCAGTCATAGTTCTTTTCAATGACCTGTCGTCTAACATTTTTTACAATTGGTTCACCAGTTTTTGGGTTTATTAAAGAATCCATAACCACAAGTATACCATATCATACTGGATCGACAACGTATTTGACCCAGTTAATATCCGTATACACAGAATATCCGTAATCTTTTAACGTTACGGGGGTATCATCGCCAACAACCAACTTGTTGGTTCCCGTATAACTCTTGTAAACCTCTGCTGGATTAACCCCATAAAAACTGCTTTCTGCCAAAACAAGAACCTTATTCCAATTAAACGAAGGAGAATCCCAGAACTCCCAGTCTAAAATAGACCCAGACAAAACCTTAACTCTAAACCATGGTCTGTCTGAAACGTTCTGGACCTCTTGTAGGTTAGTTGACTGATAATATGAAATGCTATTAAATAGCAGTGGGCCTGTTAGTCTTATGGCTCCCTCGAAAGATGAGAAGATTAGACTATCGGCAAAACTTATACCCAAGAATCCCCACTCTTGAAGAGTTAGAACTGGCTCTTTGACAATCTTGCCATTCCAATAAAAACCTATTCCATTCTGGACTAAGCCAGTCTTTGCATCTATTGCATAAATCTTTGCTCTTCTTCCGCTTGGATCACTTGCAACCATATAGAATTTTATGTATGCCGTTTTGCTTTCTATCTCAAATATTTGTGTAGGTGCGTATGGGAAATAGTCTCCATCAAATCTAACGGCCATCTGCATTGCAATTGCCTTAAAATCATCTGCTCTGCTAGTATTGATTGGAATCAAAAGACCTCTGTTTACTAGTGGGTCATACTTTCCTCTAACCTGTATTCCGCTTGTCTTGGTTAGGTAAAGGTATGATGATGATCCACTATATATAGAAAATGGGTTTTGCTTTTTAAAGTCATAATAGATTCCTGTTTTTGTGTAAGGATAAATAGGAGTTCCAAACCTTGTTCCAATTGGGCTTGCGTCAGATTCGTTTAATGCTTGTGAGGCATAAGAAAGTTTTTTAATAATAACATTTCCAATATCTGAATCTTTAACGTTGATGTCAATATGAGTCACAATAGATAGATCATTAAAGTCTACTCCAGAAGGTGGATAGATAATCATGTTGTCTACAACTTCATATTTTGTTGTCATCCAGTCTGTGCCAGGAGTCAGAATTCCATTTCTAGAAGGTCTCTCTGTTTTTGTAAAATAGAATGGGGTTGCATTTGCTCCTAATTTAGTATACTGAAAAGTTACATAACTTTTTACAATTGCCCCGTCTGTGTCATACCTATAGTCTTTTGCTATTTTATTTTTAAGATCTTCATAATCGTTATAGCCAGTAAATAAGTAATTATCCAGTGACTCATAAGTTCTTTGAACTGGCAATCCGTACTCGCTTGCAAGTTCTGCATATGTCCAGTCAACTGGATCAGTTTCTATTGCGATTGTTTTTGATGGTACTGGATAGTCAATATTAAACTGAATAAAATCAAGGTCAAAATACTGGTCTCCCCTTTTATCAATAACAGACTCAGCAAAATAAGTTAATGGAATCTGATCTTCCCAGTATGCATTTGCAGATACTGACAACTTGTAATTATCAAATACCTTGCTAGGGGCAAGTGTGTAACTAGCAACATGGTCCATAAGCGAGTCCTCGTCATTAACAAAAACCCCTCCACCAGATATAGCACCTACGACGGTTGAGGTTATTCCTCCAGAAGGACCCATTGATGTTGTATCTACTCCACCGTCTATATTTATTAACTGGTTGTTTTGGTATACAGCGAATAGGTCTTCGTTCCATATTGGTACACCTATTTCATTAAACAGTCCCCTGATTTTTTGAAAATTGTATTTTGTAGAAAATCCAACCTTGTATATTTTTCCAGTAAAGGTTGAAGTGTTATCTTTCTTTCCGCCTACGTACAATCTTAGGTCAGATAAAGATCCGAAAAAGTCTGAAGCCTGATCTCCAAATCTTTCAACAAAGGCTGGAATGTTTATTCCAACATCAACCAACTCGCCTGGCTCAGCAACTAGTGGTGAGTAAAGTGTCTGCAAGGTTCCATTATAATTAATCACATATGATATTTGATTATTTAATAACTGTATTGAAAAATAACTGCTGCTATTTTCTTTTTCAATTCTAAACAAGGTTTGTACTTGAGAAGATGATTGTGGCAATCTAAAGCATCCGTAAAAAGCGGACACAGAACTTTTTAAGAAATCAAAATTTTCAAACAAGATATGTCCAGACACTGCGTTCCAAGAAGCATTTGGTCTAAATGAGAAAAAGTTTACCGTGTCTGAAGATTGTGCAGTATTGCAATCTGAAAATAACTCTTCTTGTGTTTTTGAAGACAGAAGGATTTGGGGAAGTGGATTTTTTGATACTGATAAATTTTTGCCCTGAATTAAAGTATTATCATTAAAGGCTTGCTTCCAAGAACCTATCTTAGGATACTGATAGTTAGCAGAATAATTTGCAAAAGCGTAATCAATAAAAACAGATGTTCCGCTATATGATGTGTTAATGTTTTCTGGTATTTCAACGCCTTGCCCAAATACAAACTTTCTTTTTGTAACAGCAGTAGGAATGACATACGGATAAATTGCTACACAGTCTATGTCAATTGGAAAAACATCTTCGTGTGCATAAAAGCCTATCCAGTCTTGGTCTTTTCCATTTAGAGCCATTTCTGGAAAATCTAATGTGTCAGGATCGTAAGTAAAAGATATAACCTCTTGCCCATTAATTACAAGAGAGGCAACATCTTTTCCAAGTCTTAGGTGTACGAGCATTGGCCTTGTCCATTCACCAACATAATATGTTTGATACTCGTCGCCTATCTTTAGTCCAATTGAAGGACCATCAACATAGATTCCATCGTCTGAGGATATGGGGCCAATGATTCGCTTTCTGTCATTTGTATATGCGTTAACTCTAAGCCAAGTTTCTAAAGTATACTGCTTAAATTTTCCAGACTCATTTAAAAATCCTAAACCAGGAATTATGATCGATGGATTTACTCCATTTGGATACAGTGCTGTTAAACTAGATGTTCCGTAGACAATTGGAATTCCCAAGTTTTTTGCTTTAAGCATGTTGTCAGAAATCAAATAATACCCATTAAGTTCTTGTAGTCCATAACATTTTGCAACAATACCTTTTTGTGGAGCAATTGCAATTGTTGATGGAATGTCTGTTGGTGTTACCCCAAGAGATGTGGAAGAAAACTCTTCTGACCATTGTCCGAAAGTTATTCCGTTTACTAAGAAGGCATCTTCTGTTCCTGAGCCTCCAATAAAATTAATCTTAAACACTAGTTGAATCTGTGCATCCTCTGGAGGAGTATCAAATGTTTCTGACACAAAAACCCAGTTGTTATTGATTATAGTGTCATAGTTTTTTAAGTGTGTAATTATCTGTGCGCTAGTTGGATCTTCATATCTGTACCCAATTTCAAAACCAGCAATGTAGGTGCTTTCAGAATAGAAATATGCTCCAACAGAAAATGTTTTTAGATAGTCATTGAGTTCGTTAAGGTTCATGATATCGTCGCTTACTGCAACAATAGATGCAGAGTCATCAGATGTTGGAGTGGCAACTATTCTATGAACATAACTATTGATAAATGGCTCATCTACTGACTGTGGGTATACGGATACAGTTCCACCCGTTACCGTCCATTTTAGACTGTTAGAGAGATCTCTCTGAGGCTCTGAGATTAAAGAAACATAGTCTGCGTTATCATCCAAAGCCCACAGACCAGTCGGATGCTCGGCAAAGGCTTTTTCTGCATATAGGTTTGATGGAGTAGACATTATGAGTCTATTTTACCACAGAAGACTACTTGTTTATTTTAATTTCACAGTAATCTGTGGTGCAGTACATCTCTCCTTGAGCCTCAAGGTTCTCTGCTCCGTCGTAAATTGCAGCAAAATCAATGTGCTTTAATTTACCAATATAGGACTCGTATTGCTCCTCAGTGATCTGAGTATATGGCTGCTGTGGATAAACTGTATTTCCCATTGGCAAGAATGAAACAGCCTTTAATTGTCCTTCGTACATATTAAGTGCTGGAACAATATGCTTTGACTCTGTTTCCTTGTCAAATGAAAGTGTTACAGAAACTCCATTGTCAGACCAGTACTTCTGGGCCGTTGCAGCAAGTGCAATCTTTTCAAATAGGGTTACATCCTTTTCAGATCTTGGATGACCTGACTTGATTGGGAAATAAACTACTGATGTGTTTGCTGATACTACGTCATCCTCAATTGTGTACCCTGCTGCTTTAAACAAATGAATCATTGGATCTGTAGTTCCAAATCTAATTGCACGAAGGAAGAAGTTTCCTCCAGGACCCCAGTGAACTCCAGGAGTTGCACCAGAAAGAATTGAAACAGAACCTGACGGCTTAACTGTTGTTACACGAATTGATTCACGAACACATAGCCACTCTGAATACTTGTGATCGTAATGACGAATCTTATTATAGCCTTCATCCATCCATTCACGAACAATTGGCAAACCTTTTTGATCTGCAAATGATGCAATACCAGTAAGGGATGTGCCAATACGTCGATTACGTTGCATAATACCGTTTGTTTGTGGCCAGTGTGTTGGAACAAGTGTTACAGTCTTTCCATAAAGGTATGCAAACTTCAGGGTACGCAGGAAGTCCTCCTTAGATTCATGACGATTTAAGTGCACTTCTACAAGTGTACATAATTCGTATGACTCCAATGGCTGCTCCGCACAGGGATTAAAGCCCATCACACGATAGTCTTTTCCATCTGGCGCATCCTTTAGCCTGCCATAATTACGAGCAACATCAAGCCAGATAAAACCTGGTTCTCCGTTTTCCGTAATTTAATCTACATAGTCTTCGTACTTTGTTCCTACTTCTGCT